CGAAAAATTATGTTGTAGTATTTGCTTCAAAAAATTGATAACGATAGGTTACTTCAAATTCTTCCACAGCATCATTTCCATCATATGCTAATTCTATAGGTGCTATTGTCAGGGGCCACAAACCTCTAAATGTATAAGATTTGATTACTTGTCCTGCACGATCTAACTGATCTACAAATGCATCTACTTGATAATCAGATGGATTTTCCAATCCACTATTATCAGAAAGAGCATTGATTTCATTCATCCATCGCTCCATGGCATTACGGATTAAGAAATCAGTATCATTCATAATTGTTGTAGTCCATGCATCAAAAACTCTGTCTCCTGCAATAAACAGTTGACGGCCTCTAAATGGCACAGGTACTTCACCTAATGTCATGCCAGGTAAATTAGTTGCCTTGCAAAGAAAAGACATAACTCTTGTCTCTCCACCTACAGCAGCAAAGCCAGGAAAAGGTAATGTTACTGAAAACTGATTACCTCTTGCACCGCCACCTTGTAATGTTGCTTTAAAGTCGTTTATGTTTGCCATGTTTCCTCCTATGCCCCAACTACTTCACTAAACGCAACACCAGTTTTCGTGGCGATGAAGTTTAGAGAAATAAAGTTAATAGACCGAGCAGGTTTGACAAAAATGTCAGCGACAAACTCGTTACGGTCAACAACACTGCCTGGGTTGTTGGACTCATCACATACAACTAGGAAATCTGTGATTCCCCTACGACCTTGAACATCACGCAAGAAAGGTTCAACCATATTCCTAAATCCTGCTCTTGTGAATTCATCGTTGAATTCAAACAACTGAAATTTAGATGCGGTTGAAATTGCTTTCTCTATTACGATGAACAATCTTCGCACATTAATGCGGTCAAATGCACTTGGTTTTGCTTGTGCAGTTTTATCTCCGTACAAGACTGTACCTTGGCCGGGGAATGAACAAATTGGATTTATTCTTGCACGATACAGAATATCCCTATTTGCCTTTTGAGGATTATAAGCAAGTTTTACAACTCCTCTTACTTGACCACGATTAAAACCTCCAGGCGAGTACCATGCATCTGCAACCAGATCTGTTCTTGCACAAAGTCCTGCCATATCTCCGTTTAGTGGAATCCACCGATAAGTGTCGTTGTACTTATCATAAGTGTATTTGTATCCACTATCGAACATGGCATAGGATGTTGATGTTAATGCATCAAAATATGTTTTAACATTTGATGTTTGTGTTACTTCATTTGCAACATTTACAACATCACTTAGTTCTGGTGATACGAAAGCAACTGCATCTTTACGGTCAGTACACATATCCAAAGCATTTCCTGCTTTAGTTGCATCTGCCTTACCACAAATGAACAAGTTTAAATCAACCGTTTCTGTATCTTTGAATCGGTCAATTCCATCCTTGATTTCTCCTGCGGTTAATGCATAGTCATCTACTCCACTAACAAGTGAAGTTGAAGTAATAACCTGAGATAATGCAGTAAATAATGTAGTACCCTGTGCGGCTGCAGTATTACCATAACCAGTACTAACTGTTGGATGATCCATCCAATAAATGTATGAAGAACCACTATAAAGAGCATCTACATAATAATTTGCAGAACCTTGTGCTGTTCTTGCATCTGAAATTTTAGATACACCAGACCATTTTTCCAAAATTTCTTTTGGAACACCAGTAATACCACCATCTTCATCTACTACAATGATATGCATCTCATCAGCGGTTGCTACTCCTGTACGATCTTGCACAAATGTTGATGTGCCAGGAGCACCATCAAATTGGTCATAATATTCCCACCGTCTGCGAACATTTGTTGCAGCTGAGAGTGCAGTTCTTAATCCACCAGTAGTATTTGCAGTACCATATCTTTCAATGGTAAGATTATCAGTAGTAATAGCTGTTACTTTATATTCTGAACCATCAGCTTCTTGAAAATAAACAATATCTCCGACATTATATGCGGCACCACCATCTCCAGCAGAACCACCACCGTCATCAACTCCAACAGTAGTAGAACCAACTGCAGGGGTTCCAGTTGTTACTCCAAGAGTATCAGCTGAACCAGAAAAGGTTTGTTCAAATTCAGTTGCACTTGGACACATAGCTACTTTTAAACTATTTCCCCAAGCACCGGCAGTCCTTGCTGCCCATTGTCCTACGTTTGCAGACCCAGTATTATAGGGCCCTGTAGAACCATCCCCATCTTTCCAATGGGTTGTATTCTTAATTAACAATGCAGTACCAGACACACAAGCATTTACAGCAGCACTTGCAGGGCGAACTACCCTTAAAGCATTACCATATCCAAGAAAAGCAGCAGCAGACATCCAATCTTCAAAATGATTAGAGTCTGATTGTGGTTCACCAAAAATTTGAACCAGTTCTTGCTCGGAAGCAATTGCTGTAATAGTATCAGTAGGCCCCTTTTGTGCGGCCATTACTATTCCGGCAATCGATGTTGCGACAGCTGGAACTACGTTTGTTAAGTCTTTTTCTGTTACCTGTACACCAGGCGAAACTTGAAACGCCATTCCAATCTCCTTAAATAGAAATGTTATTATATCTATTTAGTCTTTTGATGTTTTTGACTTTACTGGTTTTATACTATTTTTAAGGTATAATGGATTATAAATAATTTTATGACACATTACGAGAAATATAAAGAAACTATTAAAAGAGGAATAAGAAAGGCCGAAAGAAAACGTGATATATGGATTAACGAATATCTTGCCGAGAAGATATGTATATATTGTGGGGAAGCAGAAACGTGTGGATTGGTATTCTACCCTGACAACAAAGAAATCAGAAAGCTTTCAAGATCAAAAGGACTTGGAGAAAAACTTAGATTACCAATATTGGAAAAGATACAATCGAATCAGATTGTGTGTGTAATGTGTGAGACTAAACTAAGGAATGATATTCAGTTATCACCAATCTTGTAGGTATTCTCTATTAGAAGATACAACTGGATTCCATACTGAACCAAATTCATCAATATTTTCTCCAATCTTTTCTCCATGCTCATCTCTAACACCATCTAAGACAAAACCAAATGGAGCCATATCTTGGTCAACTAAATCTTCTTTCTCTTTCCAAAGTTTTTTACGAATATCCATATCTGTCAATTCTTTAAAATAAGTCTGGTCTGTCAACCATGCAAACAGTACTAAACACATCACTAGGTCATCAGTATTTCCATCAGAACCTTCCCACGATTGGCCTTTTCCCACAAAGGAAAATAGTTCTGCAATAGTATCAAAATCACAAACTAATAGTTTATCATCTTCCATAAGAGTTTTTAGGTTAGAACACCCCACCTTTTTAAGTGACTTAGTAGTTCGTACTCCTAGTTGTGCTTTCTTACCAGAGAAACCACCCCCAGCAATCTGACCATTTCTACCATGCATTGTAGTCATAATCATATTGTCATACTCCATATCAAACTGCATCGCATCTGCAATCTGGGCTCCTATGTCATTGATCTCAATCATAACATATGCAAGATTATATGCCTTTGCAACTTTATAGATAACTAATGGAAAATTCATTGGTTTAATTTCATTATCTCTATATACTGCAACTTGTCTGTAAGGAATCTCTGATACATCCATTACTACAAATGCGGAATAATCATTAGTCACTCCTCTTGAAACATCAACAGTTATTACATATGCACATTCGGGATTTGGTTTCTCATATACTCTTAATCCTGCATTAGTTGTGATTGGTGTAGTATGAGATAATGCACTTAATTTTTGAGCATGAATTAAAGTGTTAGATGAACCTAAGAAGGAACAATCAAATTCTGTCTGGAATTGTTCTTCTCCAATATTCTTAATAGTTTCTTCTTGCCATGCCTTATCACGGCCTGGTATTTCACTCCAATGTACCTCTATGGGAATGTAAGTGTTGTTCCCATTCTCTGCATCGTTCCATAACTTGTAAAACATATTCATTCCATTTGGTGTGCTTACCATCATTACTTTGGATTCTTTACCAGAAGAAATTGTAGGATATACTGAACTGAGAAATTGAGCTGCAATGTTATTAGGAACATAGGCAAACTCATCTAGAAAGATAATGTTGTAGGATCCACCTCGAACGGCAGAAGCAGAAGTTGAACT